CGACCTTTGTTGATCCATACTTGATGTTCACGGATATTGTTTTTGTCTGGTTCAACTATGACTACGTTATCAAAGTCATACGTGATTGTTTCAGCAGATTCTTCATCTGTTATTATAGTCGTAGGTAGTCCCAAGAAGCGGGATGCCCTTCTTGCACAATACTCAGCCATCTCAACATAATTATACTTGCTTGAATTGAATGCAAATACAAGTACGCCTCGACTTATCTCTTGTTTTCTAGTTCTTTCCATTCGGCATACCACTCGGTCATAACACTATTGTATAAAGTCGTTAAAGATTCTAACAAAGAAGTAACTTCTACTTGTACTGGATTATCGAAAGTATCAATTAAAACTGTCATATGTGAGGTCATATTCGAAAGGGCCGCGAAAGAAGCGAGGATAGCAATGGTTTGAGCATCTGCTCTCCATAACCCGCCTTGCTCGGCAATGATAAGTTTGCTGTTGTATTTTTCTTTTAAATATGCTTTGGCAGAGTTGTGACTAAACCGTGCTTTAGCGTCTTTAATTAATGTTTTTGTATCCATAGATTAAGTACACTCCCACATGTATTTAGATGGATTCATGAGGGTAGAAAAAAAAGAATTGTAGAGACTAGGTGTTATTCCCAGTCTTTTTTGCCACCAGACAGTTCGTTGTATTCATAGCCTGCAAGGTATGCGTCAACTTCAGAAGGTTTCATTTGAGGTGGGACTATTTCTTTACCTTTGCCAGTGCCTTCGGGCCAGTAATGAGGGGAGTTAGGGCGATGATACCAAGAGTCAGCAGTTCCCCTATCAAAAGGAGAACCGTTCCAAGGTGGATAATGTATACCGTTGAACTCTGTGGTGTCAGCCACTACTTAAGAACCAGCTACTGAACTTGCTAAAGTAGGTGTTCCCCAAGATGCTGATAAGTTAGTTGTCTCTGGTTTCTGTAGAGTCAATGTTACAGCAGTACCAGAAGATGCTACCAAGTCATTAGGAATCTCGTCCCATACTGTGTAGATAGTAATAACTGAACCAGTGTCGCCGTTAGACCCTTGAGTTCCGTTAGACTTAACAATGTATCTAATGAAAGAACTTAAGTAACCTGAAGGACCTGATGATGCAGTTTGTGTGAATGCAGTTGCGTTCGCTGTTGTAAGTCCAAAGTATCCTTTGTTAGCATCAATAGTTGGAGCAGTTCCGCCACCACCGACTTTTTTGATACCATTATAAGCAGTAGCGGCAATAGTAACTGTACCTGAGTTAGGAGCAGATTGAACAACTGTACCAGTGTTTGATGCTAGATCAGAGAATAGTAAGTTGATACCTGAACCTGATGGATGCGAAGCAGTCATTTTGATCTGACCACCTGAATTAAAAAAGTATCTAGCCGCATCGCCTGAAGCAAATGTAACAGTGTGAGTGAATGTTAAAGAATTCTGCCATGAAGTCGCACGTGTTGCAGTAGAAGTAGATGTACTTCCGACAGCCGCCGCATTGCGTCTGTTAGTATAGATAGTTGTTAAGTTAGGTGAGATCGCACTTAAGTATGTAACTGTTCCACCTGATGTAGGTGCTGTCACAGAAGTGATTGATGAACCGCTATGAGCGGCTGCTGATGCTGTGTTAGCAACTAAAGCATTCCATTGTCCAGTTGCGATAACTGTTCCACCTGCCGCAACTTGGGATACCGCAGTTTGTCCGTAACCAGCAGTAGTACCGCCAGTTGCCCAAACAGTGTTTAGTTTGTTTGCTCCAGTTTCTGGATTTCCACCAACTAATGTGTTGAAGTCTGTTGCTTGTATTAAACCGTTTTGTGCGTAACTCATGTCTTAAATTCCCGTAAAATTTATTTGATTGTGACTATGGCTTCTACTGTGCCAAAGTCAGTTGTCGTTTTGTCTTCTAATGCTCTACCAATTACGTTGAATGCAGTTGCTTCACCTTCATTAGCGGCACGTGCATGTCCTGCTCCAGCACTCACCAGTCTTTGACCTTTGCGTACCATTCCTAAAGTTTTTACTCGTACACGGCCTGTCATTGCAACTGCTGGATGAGTTTCATTATCGCCTGCACCGTTATTCATTAAGAAAGCCATGTTATCAGAGATAACTCCGAATACATCTTCGCTCAATTCGTACTTAACAGCAGTAATTTCAGCGGTACCGCCTAATTCTACAACCGTTCCAGGAGTATATACATCATCTGCTGAGAATCGTTCCGCCAAATCCGCATAAGTTGCTGTTAGACGTGATCCAGCAGTCAATGTCCAGTTACCTGTAATTGCTCCTGCCGTTGTATTAGCACCAGTAGTTAATGCTGTTGCTTGTGTTTGAACTGTTAAAATGTTACCGTTATATGTTGGTAAATAAGCGGCTACGTTTGAGTTACTGTATGTACCAGCGAATGAGATTGGATCTCCGTTTGCGTACATGTATTTGTCTGTTCTAATACCGTATAAGTTTGCACCAGCAGAGTTACTAATTGCAATACCACCTGTATCGAATACGAGTGCAGAAGCATTTGTTCCTGTGTTACCAGTGACAGTCCAAATACCTGTTATTGTTCCATTAGTAACTGCTGAACCTGTAGTAATTTCAGTAGTAGTCAATGCACCTGTAATATTTGCTGTTGTTGCAGTTAAGTTTGCAATAGATGCATTAGCAGAAATAGTTAGATAACCTGCTGTAAATGCGTTTGCACCTACTTCGTTCGTGGCTGTAAAGTTGTTTGCTGTTGCGTTGCCTGTAATATTAACAGCACCAAATGTAGTGTTTCCACCTGAACTAGTTGAAGTCAGGGCTAGCCATGCTAATGCGTTTGATTCTCCGTCTGTTGGACATACTTTTAATGTAGCAGTTGAAGAATCGTACCAAATCTGGCCTGCTAGTGGGTTTGATGGGGGTGTTGTATCTGCGAAATTCTCAATTACGTGTACGAAGTTAGTGTCTAAAGTTTGCCCGTAACCAGCATAGTTTCTGCCTGGCAACCCTACTGAGGTACTTGTGGTATTAATAGTACCATCGGCAATGGTCGTTAAGACTACTCCGTTGCTTTTTACAATTGTATATGCCATTTTCTAATTAACTCCGATATAATATTATTTATCTTAAATTGTTACTAAGTTCGTTAGGGATTGTATCCTAACAGTATAATCTATTTGTATTTGTCTGTTCAATGATTTTTGCACCGGGTGGAAAATTACATGAGTCAAAAGTCGTGTAATAATGTTGCCGTTGCTATCGGTACCGTAGTTTGCTAGTAATCCTAACTCATCAAATATGTAGTTAGAATCTGTTTGTGTACTATTATCAAACGCGGCTTGCCCTGAAGGCTCACCGTAATCTAAAAGACATTGTACTAAGATATCAGTATATACACGCCCAGTGGTGTGAAATACTGTCATTTTGTTTCTTGTTGGGTCTAAGTTGAAAACACTCGTGTCATCAACGATCTTTGCGTATGTTTGATTGTATAATGCCGCATTCTGACCTGTTGTGTTAGGTGGTAGATATGTAATAACACCTGTATCATCAACAGATGCACCGCCGTTACCGAAAGCCATTTGATATATCTCACCGTAGCCTCTGCTAGAAAGTGTATCAGCGATTGCTTCGGACATGTTCTCATAGTTGATAGCATTCTTTGCTTCTTGTATTACTTCGCCGGTCTTGTAGTCTCTGATCGTCAGGAAGCCTTCCATTTTTAGAATTTGTTGATCTGCTGACATTAACTATCTCCCCGTACTTGCACTAATACTTCTGTTGTGTTTGGATCAGAAATTTTAACGCTGGATGAGAAGTAAATTCCACCCGTTTCATGTGGTTTTTGGACAGCAACACTGTCTTTCTTATTGCTTTCTGATTTATTATCATTCATTTCTTTATTTATCATTTACGTAATGTCCGTATGTAGAAACTGTGCTGGCACTGTATTGCTAATTTGTAATGGATCTCCGAGTACAGTATTAAACACATAAGAGTTCCAAGTTTGATCGTAATAAACATTTGGTAACATGTTTGTACTCAATAATCCAAGAACTTCAGTGTTAACAGGGATATCGTTTTGCTTACCTGTACCACCAGTACCTCTTTGTAATCCTGAAATCGAATTCGTTGCAAAGTCTACTGTAGTGAATCCAATTTGCTCACCATTAACGTAGATTTTATTACCAACAAGTGAAGTAATTGTCAATGTATCACCTGCTGTTATGTAAACACCTGTTCTAATATTCAATATCGGTGCTAAATCTACAACAGTCACAAAATAATCAGTCTCTGGATCTAATGTTACTCCAGTAGTAGTATTTACAACAGTTACACCAGTTAGAATTCTTTTATCCGATACTAGTCCAATTGAGTATACGTTATTCACTGGGGAAGGTGCAGTATTTGTTTGTACTACGTTGTCTGTCAATCTAGTAACATCGTATACATAAATTGATGTACTTAATGCATTGATCGGTCTTGTCAACCATGTTCTTGCTTGTACGTTTGCACGATACACTGATGCTTCCTGCTCACTGTTAACAAAGTTCAAATAGATTTCTTCATCTGGAGTCGAGTCTGGTATCATGTTAGTCATAATAACTACGTCGCCTGGTTGAATAACTGTTAGTATACTTACTTCATTGTCAGCATTAACTTTTAATTTGTCAATTGGTACACGATAACCGTTAACAGTAATCCAAAGTCTTTCAACATTAGTTTGTTCCCATTGTGTTACGTTCATAATACCTGTAGCATTTGAAAGAGGGACTGATGCCAGTGAATCTCTAGTCGATTTAATCTTAAATGATGTTCCATTAACAATCTCTAAGACATAATATGTTGTGCCTTGAACAAGTCCACCTAATAATGCATCACCTGCTTGTGAACCTTGAGCAGTAAAGATGACCGGAGTATTAACAACGAGTTCACTCGTTGACGTTACAATAATTTCATTATCTGAAGTAACAGTTTCACTTGCTTCTGTCGTAACTAAGAAGAATGTTCCTTGTCTCCAAACATAGCCGCCGCTTATGTATGTGCTAATGCCTGTTACAGGGTTATTAATTGCATCGACTGCTGGGTCAAAGATTTGAGTATAGATATCAAATCTATTTGCGTCTACGACTTTAACATAATAACTATTACCATTCAATTGAATTGAACCAAGTGTTCCGTCAATTGTACACAATACATCATCTGATAATGAATGTGGTATCCCTGTCGTAATACGTGTTGTCCAGTTTCCGCCTTCTCTAACAAGCATGTTGCCAGTAGCAGTTGTGAGTACAATTGGTGCACCAGATGAATCTTTTAGAGTTGCAGTTGTGCTAGTCAATATAGCATCAACAAAGTAGTAAGTGCCCTGTACTAGATTACCGAAGTTTGTTCCTGCGAATAGCACAGTCTGCCCTACTACAAATCCTGATGTTGAAGCAAACGTAACTACATTTGTTCCACTAGTAGTGTTAGTCGCTGTTGTAGTGATCGGCACTGTCATAGACGTAACAATTGCAGTAATGTCAGCAACAGTAACAGCATTTGAACTACCTACCATTGAACCCGTGCCTGTTGTAACTGTAATAGGAGTTCCACCAACTGTCAATGAGAGTGTAAACGTTGTTGCATTAATAATTTGTAAGATATAGTACGTCACGCCTGCAGTAATCCCACCGAATGTTGAAGCAGAGAACACGATAGGCTCATCTAATGTTAAGACTGATGTGTCAGCACAAGTTAAGGTGTTTAATAACTCATCGTATGTAACGATACTTGGTGTATTCTGATCGTATGACTCTACACTTGGTGTGTCTTCATCAAAAGTACCTTCGTAATGATCAGTAGCAGTAACTGTAATTGTTGTAGGAGAACTGCCTGTAATACCAGCAATACCGTACTGTGTTGTTAAGTATTGTCTTCCAGTATCATTGTATGTCAATACTGATATCTTCGCTCCGTTTGCGGGAGGAGCATTGAACAGAATAGTATCACTACCTGAATCGATTGTGTATTGTGATATAGTTTGTCTTAGTCCATCAATCTCAACAATAGCATTATGTGGGTTAGTGCCGCCTACAAAGTTATCTAATGCATACGATGAACTTGACCCGTTACCCACAAACTCTTGTACTTCTGGAACAGTATAGCCGTATTGAGTATCACCGTTTGATTCTCCGAACAATGAGTACACAATGTAGTCAGTATCATTTGCATATGAACTAGGAGGACCGAACACAAGTTTTGCTTGAAGACCGTTTGGTTGCTGTGCAATTGCATAATCGTTTGATACATAAGATGATTTACCTGATGCATCAGCAAGTGTTAACACTGTTCCACCTAGAGTTTCGGAAATTGTAAATTCATTTCCATCTATAATTGTTTTAATAAAGTATTCTGAATTAGGTGTAATGTCAGTTCCAAACATATCTGCCGCAAAGTAAATTCTACTGTTTGCAATTAAGCCTACAGTTGAACCAGTTGTGATTGCATTGTTACTTGCTTTTGTTCTACTAACAGTGTTGTTTTTTCCCAAGACAAGTTTATTGCCGTTGTGATAAACAATAGGATCAGTCCAAACTGTACCTGTACCAGTTTGAATATTAACAATCATCGACCCGGTTGCGTCAGTCAAACTGAACACTGGGCCAGCCAAGCCTGATGTTGAATTGTAGGTTGCTGAAATTGTTATTGAATTTGTTGCTGTTGAAATTTCTTTTACATAGTAAGTGACATCTTCTGCAACGCCACCAAAGACAACTCCTTGGAATGATATTGGATTGTTGGCAACAAAGTCTACAACACTTACACATGTAATTCTATCGGAAGATGCTTCTGTTTCTGTTGCTTCAATTTCAACAGAACTTGAACCGGTTCTAATTAAACCAGAACCTTGGAAGTAAGTGTTGCTGAAATTACAGTTGAGATAAATGTCATCGAAGCCAGTTTCATCTACTTCTCTGATAGGATCAGTGTCTGTGTTTGCTTTTACTAATTGATTTCCGTTACCAACTTCATAAACATCAACTCGCAATTGTTCTTTTGGAGCAAACTGTAGTGGTGTATTAAGTGTAATCACTTTAGTTGGCCAATCAATCGTGTACTCGCTTGTAGCAAGTCCTGTACCCAAATTTGTTGTTGGGTCAATGATCTGTAAACTAAGATCAATTGGATATTGTACAAACAAATCAAAACTAAAAGCAACTTGGAATTCTGTCGCTGGTTCAAGTGTGCGAGTCACAACATTATATCCAGTATGTGAGTACTCTGTTGGATCCCATAATGTTCCTGGACGTGTTACAACTGTCATTGCAAAGTTATCTTTGATATAACCTGGAACTAGTTCTTCAGGTCCGTAACCGAATGCAAAGTTTGCACCTTGAACATCGTAGATAGGTTCTGCTGTAGTAAATGCATTCGTTGTTGCCCAGGTTACACCAGAGTCAGATGATTGTAAAACTATATTATCGTCGCCGACTACAATAAAGATATCTTCATCTGAATTGTAATTAACACCGTTCAGATTACTAGTAGTATTTGATGTACGTGTTGTCCAAGTCAAGCCATCGGTAGATGTCTGTATTCTACCGCTATCACCGACTGTCATCCAAATGTTGTTAACATAGACAACATCGTTTAGTGTTTGTGCTGTTGCATCATACAACGACATTCTACATTGTAGAGGGATAATTGCATCTAGTAACGATACCTGAGATGTCAATGCAGGGTCTGTAAAGAGTTCTACTTGAGTACTAGTAATAACATCAACGTAGTACGTTACTCCTGCTGTTAATCCACCGAACGAGTTAGATACTCTAATTGGATCTGCGTCTGCAAATCCTGCTGTGTTAGTGACGTTAAGTTGATCTGTTGCCGAGTTAATAGACACTACATCGACTTCATTGATGCCTGTCCAACTGCCACCGTTTGTGGTTTGATAGACAACGTTGTTCTCACCAACTGCTATAGCGATTGTTCCGTTACTTGCAACTGCGTTAAATCCGTTAGGAGTAAGTGATGGTCCGTCTGACCAGAACTCACCAGATGCTTCATAACTATAAGCAATGATGTTTGTGTCTATTAACTCAGTAACCCCAGTTGAGTAATCATATTTCTTACCCTTACCTACTGCGATGAATCCACCGAAGTTTGAAGTGTCGATTGATTCAACACCATTCAATGATACATCAAAAACTGTGTTGTATGTTTTGCGTGATAACCACGTAAGGCTATCATCACTTTGTACGATTTCGTTGCCGACTGAAACGTAGTAGCCATTTCTGTATGCTACACTGTTTAGTTGTACAGCAGGAACAGTCAATACTGTTGAATTAGTTGTCCACACAACACCGTCATTACTTCTAAAGATCGGAGTTGCGGTGTTAGTAGAAGACATGACATAAATGCCATTGCCTAAAATAATATCAGTTAAGTTAAGTACTGATGTTGCAATTTGTTTAATTGCCCATGTCGATCCTACAATTGATGTCAGTAAGCCTGAGTATGTTCCTAAGTTTGCAGACGCAATATAATGGTTTCCGTTCCAAAGCACAGACGTACCTGAAATTCCTGTTGGGTAAAAAGACTGATCTTTTAATTGTACGTCAACAGTGTACTGGTCTTCAGGAGCAAACGCATTGCCTAAGTAAACAGCATTCGGGTATGACACACCCTCGAATAATTGAGTAAGATCAAGGCCTGGCATGTTGACTGTGGGTTTGTAAAAACCTTCAACTCTATCTAATGCATTAAGTATACGATTGTCTGATCGCAGTTCTTCCCATTTACCAATAATAAATTCATTGTCATCATTTGATACAACACATCTGTAAACTCTGTTTAGGTATTTTACAATTGACTGATTAAAGTAGAAAGGCTCTGGTAAGAATGCATAACTACCTGCTTTAGACATTGAGAAGTCTGTTGCAACACTTGTAGTGGCGGCTATTACAGATCCGCCTGGGGTAGTAGACACCGATACCCCATTACCATTAATTAATACGATATAATAAGTTGTGCCACTAGTTAAATTACTAGCAGTGGCTTCTGCTGTACTCAATCCCATAAAGACTACTGGATCGTTCAACGAGAACGTAGATGCATTTGATACAGTTAAGTAACCAGTAGCAACGCCGCCCGAATTTGTTGCGGTGACACTCGTCGTTACAAAGCCACCGAAGTCAAATCCTATTCCAGAAACCGGAACAGTCATCAATGCATCTGAGTAGACTTCTGTCTGTGTATCTGATATGATCTTTAGATAATAATTAGATACTAAATCGTTTGGATTTCCTGATATAATTAAACTTGTGATCGCACCATCTTCATCGACATCGTTTACTTGCAAGGTAACATCATTTGGCGTTGATGTTCCACCAACTTCTGCTCCAGATACTGTGATGATATTAGTAACTGCGTAGCCAGATCCTGCTGTACTGATGATTGCTCTGTACCCACCTAGTTTGTATCCGATATCGAATTCAGCAACTGCTTGTGGAGTCTGTGTAAAGTTGAATGTTGCTGAACTATTAGACAACGCAACATCTGCACCGCCTGACGATAGCGATACAGTGATATATTGTGCTCCAGTACCTGTCATTGATCCGTTGTCTGTTAATAGATCAAACTCTGGCCCAGATGCGACATCTGCGATTGTAAATGATGTTGCGTCTAGTATGGCTTTAACATAATACTCTGTTCCTACAACAATATTTCCTAGTCCTACACCAGAGAATATAATCGGCATATTTACATATAATGATTCTGTAGAAACACATGTTACAGAATTGTCAACTGTTAAAGTTCCTGTACAGAACACAGTGATAGATGTCGTTGTTGCAGTACCAGTACCAGTACCAACTCCAGTCGCTGTAAAGACTTCGCCAATGTTATTAGATGTTGCTCCGATATCAGTGAAGACTGTTGTGCCTACAGTAGTAATTGTGTAAGTTGTTCCTATGATGAAGTCGCCAGCAGTTCTAATACTGTTACTAAAATCTGTAACATAGTAAGGAGTTCCCGCTGTTACTCCACCTTGAGTAGTATCAAAAACAACTGGCATGTTATCATAGAAGTTACTTGTGCCTTTATCATTCTTTGTTAGTGCAATTCTATCAATAGTCGCAATCGTTGCACTAATTGCTCTAGTAATTTGAGCAGTTAATGTACCTGAAGCAATGTCAGTGTAATATGGAGACGTGTTGTACAAAGAGAATTGCTGTCCGTTAATTTGTCCAGGAGACACCGGCAACGATACGTTCATTGTCATTGAGCCAGTTGCAGTTGCTAATTGTAACACATCTTTTTGATTTGTCAATAGTGCAGAACCAGTAGACACACTTGTTAATGCTAATGGGTTATTGTTAACCTGTGTTGCAATTTTAATTGATGTTCCTGAAACAATTTCATTGACATAGTAAACAGTTCCTGATATGATATTACCATAGTTTGTAATTGCATTACCCGATCCATCGACCATTGAATTAAAGATGATCGGATCATTAATTGTAAGTTTGCTTGTATCTGCTACTGTAATTGCATTTGTTCCAGTCGTAGTTGCTGACACAGTTGTAGTAACAGGAGTTGCTGTTGGACTAATTGTGATAGTCTGACTATCAACTACAGTTGTTACGTAGTAAACATCGTTTTCAACAATATTACCGAATGTTGTGCCTGTAAAGAATAACGGAATGCCTATATAGAACCCATCAGTTCCACCTGTGCCTATAACACTCTGTGGAATTGTAAGTTTATTTGTTGTTACAGTCGTGGCTGTTGTTTGTAGTATGCCAGGATAATTTATTGTCAGCACTGCTGTATCAGAAACTTTACCTGCATAACAGATCATAGAACCACTACCAGCGTTTAAGGGGAGTATGGTGCCACTGTTTGCTACTGCACTGATTGTAAAATCAGTTGTATTAATAATAGTATTGACATAATAAACAGTGTCTGCTGTCAATCCACCGATGACTGCGCCAGTAAATTTAATTGGCATACCAACCGAGAAACCAATTGTCGAACCAGATGTGTTTAGTGTAGATGAACTGTCATACGGATTAAGTGTAAGTACATCACCAGTAGCATTAGTTGTAATTACTTCACGTGCAAATTCAGAGTACACTATTTGCTGATCGTTTACAACATTCGCTATTTCAAAAATCGCACCCTGTGCTGAGGCAGCGATTGATTCAATTGGTGGCTGGGTTGCTTGTAATCCTATAGATGAACTTGAAACGTTCTCACTGTTAAAGTAACTACCTGCAAAGAAAGAACCATAGAAAGCATTTGCTTCCCAATCTAAGATTTGACTTGTGTAAGTAGTTCTATCATATCTTAACGTAGAAACGACTTCTCTAACAGGAGATGCACTAGAAATTGCCGACGCTCTAGCACCAAGATTTAATGCGAAACTTCCATCTGTTGTTGCATCTGTGAATTTAATTCTATGCATTTGATTGACAGCATCAGCATAACTAGGATACAACGCAACAAGTGCTGTTGGATTTGTTTCTAGTACATTGACATAATACCATTGGTTGTTAATTAAGCGAGTAACACTTGCACCATCTGTTGAATCTTTATATTGTACCAAATCACCTGTTGCTAGACTAGGGGCAAACAATGAAATTGTGTGCAACGTAGAATTAATATCTGCGTTTGTAAAGAATAGTTGTAAAGCAGGGTCGATTCTGATCTCTGGTAAAACAGCATACCCTTCACCGGGATTTATAACTTTCACACTGTTAACAGAATCAATTGACATCACCACTTCGAATTGTGCTTCGACTCTTGGTTCTGGATAGATTGTTGTATCAATGTATGCTGTGACACGTGGAGGTTCCACGTAGCCTTTACCGCCATTTAAAATTAATACAGCAGGAAGATCAGTAAAGACAGATGCACCAGGAATATGTGATGTTGCAACAGTGTTGTTTATTCCTCTTTGTAAACCACCTAATATGTTTAATGCACGATCAACATATGAGTAAGCAATTTCTTCTTTGTCGATTACAATAGAACCGTTGATGGGGAAGCCAGATGCATTGTCAACAATCAAAACTGTTGATCCCAATGTTATGTAACTGCTAAGAACAGTTATGTTATAATCAGTCTGACCAGTGACAGACACCCCGTAGTTATTAAACCACTCTTTGTATTGTGGAGTAGTCCAAATAGCATTCGTTGGTAAATATTGATTTACATTGTCTATGTCAGCATATACTAATTGCGGACTGATATACCTATTGACGTTCGTGTTGTACTCGGCTGGCAAATCAAAGTCAGTTACACCACCATTATATGGGTCAGTGCCAGTATATTTAAACAAGAAATCTTTAATCACAACGTGATAAGGCTTAACTTCATTTAGATAACCAGTCAAGAATGTTTGATTGTCTGTCTGGTAGTTTTGTATAGGTTTTAATTCTCTGATCGTATGACTTACATCGACAAGAGATGTCTTGTTTAACCAAGGCAAGAAGTTTTGTGATTCATCTGTTTCACTTTGAATGTATTCAAATAAAAGAATCAATGACTTGTTTCTGTGTGACACAAGTTCATCAATATAAATTTGCTCATTTAATGAACGAACGATCCAGCGTGTTTCTTCACTTGGATATTCGTCGTATGAAGCAGTGTCAAAGAAGTTGTCTCCGAAGCCTGTTTTGCCTGCGGCATAGTCCCACAAATATGTTTTAAATTTAATCGTACCGTTTTGTAAACCGACACGAGTCCAGACACCTGCGCCATCAAAGCGATAGAGTTCCCACTTGCCATCACCGTTTGTCTCAACGGTTGCTATAGTACCTACAGCAATTGATAGGGTGGCCAAGTCAGCATAGATTGCTACTGATACTGTTGACTTAGTATTGTTATTGTATTGCCCGACTGGATTTAATGTTGGCAAATACCAGTTGACATATTCCCAATAATCTGTTGTATCATAATATGTTCCAGTCTGAAACAAGTATGTTGCATTTTGTCTTGTCTCTGATATCGGAACACTTGCTAATATTGTATTTGCGTATGTTAGATAATTTTGTATTCCCAAGAATCTGTTAAAGAAGAAACTTTGTCTTGGACGTGCTAACACACCAGACTGAACTGCTTTAGGTAAGAACGGATCAGGAACAACTTGACCACTCTCATCAACACCAGACATAGAGTCTAGTAACCGATCATACAGCCCTCTAGGGACATTAGAGGGGAGTTGCACTCCTAATCTAGGTAATCCCGGTAAGAAATCATCTGAGAAACCGTCTCTGATTAAATTGAATTCCTGGTGCGGGACAGCATCACTATTTCCTGTTGCAAACCCTACATGAAATACTGAATCAGTTGAATTAATGTATGTTTCTGAGTTGTAGATAGCAAAAGCGTTTTGCAACAGTGGCGCCATATAGGCGATGCCTGAACTTTGTGGTCGAGCAATATAAAATTGTAATGTGCTGTCTGCTAATGTTTTATTTCTATCTGTAACGACAACGTTTGTGTTACGAACCCAGAAATAATATTTAGGTATCACAACGTTGGAAGCGTTTAACACACTTTCAACACTATAAACAGTAACGTCTTTTGGTGTTCCCAAACCTGTATATGCTTCAGGAGGAGTGCCACTAGATACCCATGTGTAAACGGCTACATCTGATCCTGGGAATGTTTGTCCCCAATATCTGCTGTTGTACTGTGCATCATTGTTTTGATGATAGTTTACCCAACGCACGTTTGTTGTATCAAACCAAAGTTGTCCAAGGTTTCGATCTCCCCAGATTAAACCTCCGTTGACTCCACCTAGATTTACATTATAGTTAGCTGGATCTATGTTAGAGATGTAATCTAAGTTCTCTCTGACCGCACCCAGCAACTTGTTTTGCATAGGATCGAAATAATCTAAATTGATTAGTGTGTTGTTTGTTTCAGCACTATAAATTTGTGTGTTCTGTATTTTGCTAATATCTACAACTGCGCCTGATTCTCTATAAATCATCCAGTTACGTAGGCCTGACGCATTGTTATAAACGGTAATTTGACCGTTGATGTCGCCAGGTAAGAAGTTAGGTGTTCCCACAACAACTCGGTTGTTGCTATAATCTAAAGCAGTTCCATATAAAGGCTCATTGCCGTATTGTTCTACTTTGCTGTTAATGTTCTGTGCGTAGATAAATTTGCCTGGCGCAATTAAACTTGGGTTGTAGTTTTGTAAGAAATCAAACATGTAGACTGCACCAGCATTCGGATAAGTATCTACGAATCTTGTTGCATTGTTATCAAAGATAGTGTCGTTGTCTAAGTTCTCATCATCAGTAAAGTCAAATGTTGTTCCTAAGAATCTTTCACCCAATGGTGCAGAGATAACAACAGAATCATATTCATTGAATTTAATTGTGTTGCCGAAACCGTTACGACTTGCATTGTGCGGGCATTTAATAATTTGTGTTTTAACGTATGCTTCTAATCCCAACTCTGTCAAGGTGTCATAGTCTGTTTGTTGCAGAACTATTCTTTCATTGACAAGACTCAGGCCTGAACTAATAACAGAAATAATTAACTTGTTGTCGGAAGTTGCACTTGCTGTAATATTAGTAATGCTAGTTGACGCAATTGATTGTGCTACTGCTGTTGCATTGCTTCCAGAAGTTAAGTTAACTCTGAAACCGTTAATCAATAAGGTTCTGTTTGCAGTTAGGCTACATGCATTTGTGCCTGTTACGACTCCGTATTTTCCGCCTTGATTTGTAAATCGATAAACAACACCGTTATAGGTTGTGGGTCCTTCTACTATAATTTCTTGAGGAGAACCAATTAATACTTCACTACCACTTGCAGTTGTGTCATTAGCATAACCAAATTGAGCACCGACTCGTGTGTCATTATCTGCTACAAATGATTGTTCCCATATAATTACTTTACTGCTTACAGTAACAATGTCGCCTGCTTTCAGTGTTCCGAAATATCTTAAGGCTTGTTGTCCGCCACCGACTGCATAATTGCTGTCATCAACAAATGTACCATTGACTGATACTTTTGTTATTGAACTGTCTACTTGATTATAGATAGTACTGCTAAGTGTAGGCTCGGTTGTTAATGTTACAACAGTATTAGTTGATCTGCTTTCTTTAAGTGAGAAGACTCCTATTCCAGTTGCTGTTGCATAGTAAACTTGATCTGGATTGATTCCTGAATCACCAAATGTTCCTGTCTGCGAGAAAACGATTGCATCATTGTCGCTTATAGTTGCGCCTGTATATGAAATAACATTTCCTGTTACTCCCGTTGCTGTTCTGCTAACAAACAATTGTGTCCATGCTAAATCAAATTGATGTGGCTGATTAGGGAGTGAATTATATTGTGATTCAAAATTCTGTACTACTCTATTAAAAATGTATGTTGCACCAGAGTTATCTGTGCCAGCGACCGAGCCTGTGTTTGGAGCTCCGACAATAATCTTATCACCGTTGTTATCTGTTGATACACTAAAGCCAAAATTGTCGCCTGCTATTGCATTAATTGGAGCAACTGTGCCCTCAATTTCAGCCAATTCTACATAAGAGATTTGATCTGCTGTACCAGTACCTGTACCAACACCAGTAGCATTAAAGATAATGCCTACTTTGTTGTCTACTGCGCCTAGTGCTTTAAAGTCTGTTGTGCCTACGCTTGTAATTGTATATGTTTCACCAATTGTAAAGAAGCCTGCTGTGAAAGGTATGCGTTGTCTACTGTAAACTTCGATTTGATTAGACAGTGGGCTACCTGAATATATCCACTCTTGGTCATCACTGATTGCTAGACTTGTGCCTGCACCTTCTGGACCAGTAAATGATTGCAACAAGATAATGTCATCAGTTAACACAGTATCGTTTAATGTATAAATTCTAAGTGTTGATGATCCGAATGCGCCAGTGGTAGTTGTTGGCTCACTGATTACAAAAAGATTACCTGAGTAAGCAATTGTTGTGCCGAACGATGCCGCACCTGTTAATGTGCTTCCAGCATCTAAATCAAATGCAGATGTAGTTGTGTTGTATCCGTAACGATAAACTTCACCAGCGACTTGATCACTGACTAAGTAACCCATTCTAGGTGTATATGCTACTGCACTACCGAATGTTTCACCGTCTGCTTTTGAAAGTGTATTTAATTGTGCATAGTTGATAGACTTTCTATATACTCCCCAATCACCACTAGATGCTTCATCAACCCAGACGGTGTTCTTCGAAAATTCTGCTTCATTTAAATCTAAGTCTGCAATTTTTGCAGGAGTGGCTATTCGTTGGTTAACAAATGTAAGTCCTAAGCCATTGCCTGATAATACTATATCATTAACTGCTGGTAAAGTCAAGTTAACTATAATGTCAGTCAGACTTGCAACTCTAGTTACTAAGTAATAACCATTGACTTCAGTAGATACATTGATAAAATTAATCGGGTCTAATCGTGTTAACCCATGTGGTTTATTAAACGTAACCGTAGTTGTGTTGTCTGAGTTAGCACGAAGTCCTACTACTCTGCCAACAGGTTTCCAAGCATAGACTCCCCACTTTTCTTTAAAGTTCGCTAACCAAACATAATCTCTAACATAGAAGTCCCTGATTGGAACTCTGATTAATGCTTGACTGACAGCATTAGGCAATCCACTGTAATAAAATGATGACATTTTTACGTCATTAAAGTTTACATACCCGGCTGTCGGATATAAGTTTTGTGTTGATGTTGTAGTCAGTGTCGGTAACACAGCCGGAGAACTAAGTGGTCTAGCATAGTTATACAGACTGTAGATTGGAACTTCTTGTTGTGAACCCGTTGTTGACACGCCGTTTGTTAAAGACACAATGCCAGGATTACCTGTCAATAGTGATTCATTTAATTTAAAATCTACAAAATTATTATTAAGAGTGCCGCCGAACTGCCCTGATAAAATACCCCAGTTTTCATAGACATCATAATCAATGCCGCCTTGTGGCAATGACGCACCTTTAAATGCAGACACTGCGTTAACAGTACCTTTTGATTTAATCATGTTCTTGTAAACATTGATTTGCGTAATGTCTGAAAGATCGATTACGTTGAGATAATCTCTAGGTCTGTAACCAATCAACGAGAATGATAATTGATCAGCATCATTTTCTAAGTTTGCTTTGTTCGTATTATAATACAATGTTTGCTCATACGCTCTTGTAGATGAGTTAGGTAGCAACCCTGTTTGTATTTGATCATAGTCTGTTTCAACCCACTCAAGTTCTTTGAACGTTGCAGAAGGTTCGAGTACTCGGCTTGCAATCCAGTATTTGTTTTTGAAGGTAACGATCATTCCCTTAGTGTATTTTACACCAGAAGCCCATTCTTTTACATTGTCTTGGTTGTATATAAATCCAGATGCAAAGACAGTACCATTCCATTCTGCTGATTTAGAGCCGCGTAAGAAAACACGATTTTGTCTAAGTCCAGTAACTAAGTTATAGATGACATCGTTAAAGTTTGTTGTATTATTGAACACAATGCCATGTTCAAAATTACTTAAATTAAATTGACCGTAGGCAAACGTATCTCCAGTATTTTGTGTCGTTATTGTAAACTCTGTGTCGAGTCTTTTTATTGCCATGTCTTTCAGAGCAATCGGATAGAAATTCTGATTCAACACAAAATTGTTTTGTGCAATCGTCAATGGTTGAACAATGTTACTTTCTTTGTCAATCTTTAGATACTGCGCCGCAGGGTTAACTGTGATCAGTGATCCGTTTTCCCAAGACAGTTGAACCCAGTAAACATATTCTCTAATCATCAATTCCCAGTTAACTGCGTTAGCAAATTCAATTAGATCAAACTTCATGCCTTTGCGTTCTGTCCACGCTCCGTAACTTGCTAAGAATTGTGCTACTTCTTGAGGTGTGTAGAATTGTGTACCGTATGGAACTAACTGTTCTTCTATGGCAGTAGTTGTGTAATCTTTAGCAACTCTAACTGTTAAAGTGTCATACGTAATGACAGAATTGTTTCCATTCAACAAGGGTCTATCAATTGTAAAGTATGCTTGACTTTGTGAGTTTCCGAATACTTTCCAACCATTGGCTACTTGTTGTATAACAACAGCAGAATAAACAATTTGATCAATTGGTTGGTTATCATGTAATAATACTTGATAACTTTCATCTGGGATAAGCAATGACGCATTAACACTGTTTGGTGTTCCTTTCTCTACAAAAAACTTGAGTAATGTTTTATCACTGTAACCCGCTAATCTATAGACTAGCCTTACATCCAGGTTGTCAAGCAATGAAGTGATTGTTTTAGTAGCATCAATTCCTTGTTGCTTTTCAAAATCAACAATCCAGTTAAGATAACTTGTTTTTGCAGTACCAGAACCATAAACATCGACATCAGAAATAACCAAATGACTTCTGTCGTTCACTAGGTATTGTTTGAATTCTATGTTATACTTGTAATTGTCTACGTCTACTGCTAAGTTAAAGAAATCTGCAGGCTTAGTTAATGCAAACAATCGCATTAAATCGAATGGCCACGAAGAACTTCTTCTGTATGAGAATTCTGCTGGTGCGTCATCTCCTGCTTTCCAATCTCTTTGGAAAGTAGTTTGCGTATAATTTCCTACAATCGAAACGAATGGTGACACCAAGTTTCCTTGATCATCGACTGGTAATATTTTACTTAAGCCTGGGCGTTTTAATTGGTCTATGGTAACACTTAGTGCTACACTGCCGTTCCAAATAATGCCTGCTTCTATGTCATTCCACATAACAGTGTTATTACTTGTGTATGGAGCCGCACCGTATTGTGCTGTCCACCAACTTGGCACCTCGGGGAAACCTAGCATCTCCCATGGAGCAATGTTTGGCTGTGAAGTACCATAGAAATATTCGTAAACACCTCTCCAGTAACCTTGCTCTATTGGAGTGTTTGTTATTCTGTTTGCAGATTGAAAATAGTTCCAACTAAACTCATTACTACTTGAATATTGTTGATCTTTGTAGTTAATTCTGTTCTGGCCAGCCCAATTTAAAAAGCGTGGGGTGTAAATCTTTAACCAATCTGCGGTGCTATAACTAGATTCTCTAAAGAATCCAGGTAGAACTTCGTATGCTTGTATAGGAACGATTGTACTTAATTTGAGGTTGTTATAGATTCGAGTTTCAAATTCTAATAGTGCTTGATCTCTAAAGTCTGTAAGTCCTGTTGCCGGTGTATAGTCTAGTGTGTACAGTGACGTGTAAGAACCATCGTGTCCTTTCAACATGTAAGTAGGGACTGAGTAATTAGGATCTAATACAACACCAGGCAAAAACGCTGGATAAAGTCCTAACTTAGTAGGAGTATTCGGAATATACGAACCATATGTTTGATTGTATTCTTTAATCGTTACTATGTCTCCAGCAATCAATCCGATTGTTACAGTTAACGATGGAGCAGTAATTGAGACTGTGTAATCAACGCCGGTGATTAATTGAGTCGTTGTTGTTTTACCTACTGTTGTTCTAGTTAAGTAAACTAAGACTCCGCTATAATTTGCTTTTGAAAAATCATAAATTGTACTTAACGGATAAATCGCTTCTGTTAGAGCATTTGCGAATGTGTAAGTAGTTGACTTATACGGAGACTGTGACGGCAACATATCAGACCAGAAGAATGAATCCGAGTCTGATTTAGATTGAGTAATCGCTTCCAATGCAGTATCTAATATAACCGATGGATTAAACCGTTGTGCAAACTCAGTGTTATTAACTGTCTGTACTATAAGTTGTTTGTATTTGATGTACTGTTCAGAGTTATACTGTAACGCATCAAAAACATTGTGTTCTGATTTACGCAAGAAGGTACCTGGCATAACGAGTGATGCGGAATTTTGAATAATCGCTGTTCCGTATGGCACCATGTTGCCTAAGTCTCTGTAGTTGTTAGCACCAAACATAACGCCGGCTGTGTTAGCATTGTTAATAAAAATATCTTGGTACTGTCTTCTAATATCACCTAGGGCCGCTGTACCTAATGTCTCATTGAACGGGTTGTTGCTTAAATTTACAGGTATGCTATAATAAGCAGTTGTACTAACTTGTTTACTTAATAGTAAAATCTGTATAGGCGTATCAATAATAGGTGCAGTTTCTAATGTAATCGTAGTTGTTTTAGCCGTTGAAGTAACTGTGTATTCGGTAGGCAGTTGGTAGACATTATTTACGTATACTTGCACAGACGGCCACTTGTTTGTGACATTCGGATCCGCGGGCAATACTGGAACATCACACGTGAATGAGGCTGTGGTCCCTGCTGAATATTCTAGTTCAAATATTTGATATTGAACTGAGGGGGCAACCGCTGTTTGCCAACCTAATTCACGTGTTTTTGTGATACGTGTATTATAATTGTACACATAACCTGTATTAATTAGTTGCGTAACTGGACTTGTCCCTGTTACATAAGTAAATGTATCGACATTTAATGAGACATCAAAACTAATATCGCCTTGGTTCACAAGATCAGAGTATCTGACAGGGAAACCCAAAACCGAATCGTTTACGCCCACACCGCGGCCATATGCAAAAAGTTTATTACCTAAGAATGATGTTCCTTGATAAATTGTAGCGTCTCCGAACGACACGCTGTCTTTGTCATAGACATCAAATAATGGTGCCTGATTAACTGTTAGTTTTTGTTGACCTTCTTCCCATGCAGTTCCATCGAACCAGAAAGTAGAGCCTTGATTGTAATAGCCTCGAAGTGCAACAGTTTGATTATCAACTAAAACGGGAGAATCTTCTGACTCGGATAATGTGATCGTAAGATTAGAAGATTGGGTTATTTTTGAAAAGCCGACAACATAAATTGTATTTTTAACATTTGCATTTGTGTCTGCTGTAAAGATAATTCTTGCGCCAGAGAACAATTGATAATTGTTAACAGTTGTGTCACTACCAACAATTTGTGCAACTGTTGTGCCTGCAAAAGTTGAACTAACAAACTCAACAGTTATAACAGTGTTTGTTCCACTGACAGTTATGTCAGTGATTTGCGTGTTGTTTGGCAACAGATTTGTAGAGTCTGTAACATATTGTCCGACTTGGAACGGCTTAGTAATGTTAGTTGTTGCAATCGTAATCGTCGTGCTTGTGGCCGCAGTAGACGCCGCTATTGTAGCATTGTACGTTGTGTATGATTCAATGTCTGGATAATATTGTTGTTGGTTAGCAACTTGACTAAATGCATTTGTTGTGCGTGTATCAACAAAGTCAACAGGTTTTTTTGCTTCTGTGCCAGCATCAAATAGTTTGAGATTTGGATAGAACTCAATGATCGGGCGTTTTGCTTTATTCTTACCAGTTGCATATGTAGTAGTAATGGTTGGATTGTTATTATAAGTCGCAGATGCATTGATAACATCAATGTGGAACCATCTGTTAGATCGTGACCAAGCATTCTTATTAATTGCGTTTCTTGCAATAGTAATGTAATCTTCGTCAATAGGTATAAACAATTCAACATCGAAGTTGCCAATTGAATAGTTCAATGTGTCGTAGGGGATATACTCAGTGCCAGTAAAATCTTCTGGGACCGATAGTTCTGTGGTCGGTATAAGTTGTATTGACTCGCCTACGCCTTCAACGTAATATTCACCTGTCAAGTAACTACTAGGTATAACATCTCCTTGAAACTGAACTTTTAAGCCGTTAGTAAACGCCACACCATTTGTTGATGTAAATGTTTTTTGTCCGATGACATCGGTATCAACATCTAATGTGTTTGTTAGGTTACTATCAATGAGTCTTATTACACCCACTTTGTTTGGATTTGTTCCATCTTGGTAGTATAATGTATCTAGTACTGCTGATAGATAAGGGATTTCTAAAACAACGCCTGCGGCATTTCTATAGAAAGTTAAGCCTAAGTAGTCAGTACCAAATTGTGCTGTAATCTTTTGTTCAGTTGGAATAACGCCGGCTGGTATTAAACGAATAGTTGGGTTAGTTGCATCACCAATGTAGGTGATTGTGTAAAAGTTTTCATTAACGTTTGAATAGAAACCGTCTTCAAAAAGACCTTCATTAACGTTTGCGTTCATTGTGCCTGAATCAGCAGTCATTACTAATGCAGGACCATTTAAAATGTCTGAAATCTTAAATGATATGCTGTCAACAATTTCTTTTACATAATAAATTGTATTGACATCTAATCCACCCAATAATGGATCGCCGCTTGGTTGTGCAAAAGTAACTGTTTGGTTAAGTATTAAATCGTCAGTTGAACCAGATGTAACAACTGCGTCAGTAGTAGTTGCTGTGATTGCTAACGTTACTGCTGGAACAAGATTAGGAGATGTTAAGTTAACATCATAGTTTGCTCCGCTCTCATCAAAGAATGACTGTACAAAGCCTACTTCGTTTGGTTCTCCAGTGGCATAGAACATAACACTAAGATTTTCAAGTGATGTTACTCCGTCAATGTTTCCTACTTCAGACAACGTTTTTCCGTTGATTTCAGAAAACAGAGTAGTACTGACAACATCAACTAAGTTGTTGCCTGGAAACAAGTATTGATCTTGTGCATTTCTGTTTGGGACGGTGAAGTTAACAAAACCCTGAAACGCTCCGTTATTACTAACACCTAAAACTTCCCTAGTGTTTTGGTTACTGTCTAGTCCAGTAGTACCTGGGACGCCTTGAATCCAAAACTGAGTTGGTTGATTAACTGCAAATCTATAACTGCCACCACGTAGCAACGTAATTGTCGGGTTGTTTGATCCTGTCGCCGCTCCCAGTGCCTTAATGTTATATGCATTTGGGGTGTCTGTCACAACATAATCAGATGTTGAAAACACGGTTGCTGATGATACCGTGACCACTGGCGGTCCGGTTGGGATCCAGTAGTACTGATTAAAATTTATAAGTTTATCTAAGTCGGTAAATGAATCCCATGAATAGATTTCACTTGTAAAAAGTCTATCGTTGTTAGTAGTAATGCCGTTGCGTAATTTAAGAGCATCTAATATGCCTGGGTATGTAATAAAATCTTTTGCAACTGACTCGTTTTCTTTTAAGAAAACTACACTCGGATCTAACTGATAATCTGTGCGAACTTTAGTAGGTTCAATGACATAGTTATCTCTAGCATTTACCCCATAGCCAAATTTATTACCAACATACCCCTGAAGTCTTTCAGTAACCGGAGGGTTGACCAACTGATCAAGTGTCGCTCCTAAAAACTGAGCATTAGTATCAGTTTTAAATATCTCTGGTAAGAAATTAATAGTTCTAATTTTTGCCATGTTCGTTTAATCTAATCCTTATGACTGCAATGTTGCAGGGGTTAGTGCCGCTACTACTACAACATCATTTGTTGTGGCCGCATTGACAAAAATTTCGTATGGTCTGCATTTAATTTCGTACAAGTCTCCAAATAATTTTTCTGGGTCGTTAGATACTAATACAGCAGAAGATATAAGTTCTTGTGTTTGTTCATGTAAGTATGCACTTAACTCAGAAAAGAAGAATGTGTCTCCAAAATTCCAAAAGTTTATACTAAAATAACTATCCATTGCCGCAAGTACGGCACTTCTTATTTCACTATTACTTGCATTTGTGTTGCTCGATTTAATAACTTTAATAGTTGCTCTTAGTGACGCATCTGCTTTCGCTCCGAACAACGGTTTGAATGTAACACTATTTAATATAACAGAATCCGACAGCATTTTATAATCTTGTATTTTGCCGTATGCAGTATTCAATTCATTTAATGTTGGTTGCTGTGGTTTTACAACTGTATTTGTAGTGTCATTAATCCAATTTTGATAAGCAGTATAATATGCTTGAGTTACAACATACAAATCAATGATGTTTGTAGTCGCTGGATCAATTCTAGTTGTGTTGTTTGCATTGTGTCTATATTGAAAAGACAAGCCCTGTCTTCCTTCTTTAACTGAATAATCAATTTGAGCAGTTAAGACATAAAAAGGTGTTGTTACTGTAGGGTCTTGTACAGTTTTGTAAAAGACTTTATCTGCGTATGCATAGAATAGTTGTCCCACTGGGAATTCATACTTTACAACTTCAACTTGTGTTTTTGTTGAATAAGAATAATTAATGTCTGAACTAGGGACAATTAGTTGACGTGTTAAGTTAATAGGATCAACTGTTGTTTGAAAGAATGTGTAAACTCCAATATTGGCGCTGTTATTAACATACCCTGTGATGTCATTAAAGAAGTCTGGACTCAGAATTAACTGACCGTTATTAACATCAGTTGCCGCAACTTCAACTTGGAAGTCATTGACATAACCATCAGATTCAACTGTCTGTCCTAAGATATTAACCCTAGTGTCTGCTCCTAAAGCAGTACTTGCACCAAATGTTGTATTGATGCCTAGCATATTAATAAAGTCTTGTATGATTTTGCCTGTAAACGGATCGTATACTAATTCGTTCTTGCTGAAAGTAAATCGTGTATCAGCAACACTACCAAAGTAGTATGTCAGTGACCTATATGTTACTGTGTAACGATTGTTTCCTAAACTCGTAAACTTGACAAAGTAATTAGTTGCTGTAGGTGCGCCAATTGACCAACGTTCTTGTGTGATCAATAATGAATTGTTAAAGATTAATGTAAAGTCTTGTTGTAATTCAATTTTAAGAATTGCTTCTTGTATAACAGTCGATGACAATGAATTATCAAAGACAGGAATAACTTGTGTAAGTGTAACGCCATCAGGGGCATAGCCATTGACAGTTACAGGACCGGTGCCATTAGCAAACTTGCCTTGGCCGGAGTTATTACCATCACCAACTACATTTAAAATTGTTGACCAGATATAAGTCTTTTCACCGCCGGTAGGGATGCCTGCTACTAAGCGATTGTTATTATCAAAGTAATAACCAATTGGAGCTGATAATTTTGCAATTGCGCCTGTTGTTATGTACTTGGCATTTGATGTTGTAAATGGACCCAATGGTGCTGGGTTTTCTACAGCGCCTGTCAGTGAATAAAAATAACCACTCTGACTTGCTGAGTCAACTGAACTAGACTTCCAATACAACACAGGAGAGCCGGTGTCTGGATATGCATATCGTGTGTAGTTCTGAATGTAATATTGATTAGCACGATTTAAGGCTAACACAGACGCTAAATCATCAGTAAAGAACTGAATGATATCACTTGTGTTGCTTACAACTAATGATAAGAACCCATCAGTACTGTCCTGATATAACGCTCCGTCATCTCCGAAAGAGTTTGTACTTGAATACTTGCCAGTTGGGTCGAGTAAATCTAAATTCTTAGATACACCGATTGAACTTCTATTAACTGCTTTCGATTTAATAATAGAGTTATAAAGAGTATACGGGAAGTTTGTGTAATCTTCTCCGTTCACCATACGATTCTGTGTGTAGTATCTAGTAGGTGCTCTTTGTTTGATCTCAGAAATTGGCTCTCGTGCTTGTGCAGTTGAAACAACGTTTGGTAATTGCAAGTTTATTGTAAGTGTTTCGGTTGATCCTCTTCTACCGATATACGAGATTGCAACTGAGATGCCATTCATTTCTGAAGGGTTAATAGTGTAAGTCAGTGCGTTACTTGATCTTACATATGCTCTGAAGTTACCAACTGGTATCTTAGAGAACACACCGTCACCAAATGTGTACGAGACTTGATCATTAAACCTAGAGTCTACAGAGAATATTTCTTTGTCTGATTGTTCTGTTTGTAAATATGCGTCAGCATATACGTTTTCAACTTGTTTCCAAGGAGTTGACGTGCCGTCTGCATTGAGTTTATATAACCATGTATCAGTTTGATTAATACCAGCAATATCAATATCAAGTGCTTGATTTGATATCTTTTGCTGGAAAGAAAAATCGTAATTTGTTAACGCTCCTTGTTTAAAATAGAACATGTAACCAGTGTTCGAAGAGCCAAAGCCTAATCTATCGTTTCGATACAATAAATTAAGTTTTCCGCTTGGGGACGGAGGAATTTCGTATACGTATTCTTGGTCGAGTGATGTTGCACTTACGAGTTCGAAATTCATCGATTGTCCGTCGATTACCGACGTAAAAGGAACGATTGGTAAACTAGTTTGTGGAATTCTAATAGAATATTCACTAGTCTGTACATTTAAAATATCAGATGTGTTTGCTGGTCTGCCAATACGTTGTGTATCAACAAGAGTAGCATTGATAATTGTATTCATTTGCTCTAACCAATTTTGGTTAGAAGGATCATTCCACAATATAGGAATATTGCTTAAATTAAGACCGTTGACATCAGTTAAATTTTCTGTTGTTCTTATTGCAGAAATTTTTAAATAGCCGTTTGCACATGTATTTCTTTTTGGAGTATAACTAACTAAGTTAGCAAGTTTGACAACTGAGTCTCTACGTTCAGCAGTGTCAATAAAGTTCTCACGGGCGTTTAGATCGTTTCTGAACGCTAGTCCTTGCCCCATGAAAGACATGACATCAAGCAAAGCGATAAACTCTGAACTTTCTACATAATCATTGAATGTTTCTGGGTAATAAAGACGCAGGTAATCAATCATACTCTTACGAAGTGTTTCGTAATCGTAACTTCTAAAATCGGCTTCGCGGAACGTTTGGTAGATGGCTTTCCAGTCGTTTACGCCGAATAATCCTGATTGCCTTGAACTTGTAGCCATAGTCTCTCTCTGTTAGATATATTTATCTTTTCTAAAACCGAGTATTTTTAAGATATATCTACTATACTATTGCGGCTGTGTTTGTCTGATTGTCAAAAAATAAGTTTAAATCTCCAGCATTATTAAAGGGAGTAACAGCTAATTCTAACTCTACTAAGATGCCACCCTCTCTTGGATAAGCCTGTATTCTGTTGACATTGAGTCTTGGATCTTGTGATACAACTCTTTGCAATTCATTTTCAAGTTGTTGTGTGACATCTCGTGTGTTTGGCTCAAATACAAAGTCCCAAAGAGTAGTACCATAATTCGGTTGTCCTACTTTCTCGCCTTTTCTAATATTAAGTGCATTAACTAAATCTTGTACAACTAATTCAGCATTAGTTAATCTATACTTTTTACCATAGACTAGCGGATTTTTAATTAGGCCGCCGGAGCCGTCAAGGCCTGGAACTTCGTTTACAGTTCTGGGCTTCTCTGCGTTTATTGATGAAAATCCTACGTATGTTGGCATAATACTATTTATGTCCTATTTTATTTCTTTTTATATGTCGTGCCGCCATCGACTGTTGACTTTAAACTGTTGTGATGTAGTACGTAAGACCCGTCTTGTTCTCCTGCCCAGAATGCAGTATCACCCGCACCTATCACACTAACAAACATTTCACCAACAGATTCGATTGAAACAACTTCGTCCCAGAATTCGATATCATCTTTCATACACAAAATTTCTTTATTCAGTAAGTCTGGCGCATCAATGAATTCTGATTCTTTAGTAAAGATCGGAGCAGTAGTAGAACATACTAATGAGATGCCCTGTGCTGTCCCTATACGTACACATGGCTGTAAATCTACATTATTGAATACTACTGAGCCAATATATGTTTTTAAGTCAGTATCTGCTGTATTAAGCGAGATTCCATATCCTTCTTGTAATTGCCATGCACGTCTAATTGTTCTTCCATTGAATAGTTTGGTCTCTACTAAAGGTACATAAGTGTCTAAGACTACGCAACCTCCGCCTCCACTGGGAGTAGTCTCCGGCTGCTTGGGTGGTGGCAAAACCGGGCCCATAACTGCTTCTACTGTGTCTTGTACTGGTATCGTAACTATTATCGGAGTTTCGTCTGGAACAACAACTGGAAGAACAACTGGGGCGACCGAGTCAACAACTGTCGCTACAACTGTAGGGCTTAGTCCGTTTCCATAATCAGCAAACTGGAATGTTGTTTCTCCAGATAACACAGACGGAGCTGTTTGTGTCGCAGGAATTATTGCTGGCGATGATCCTGATGTTCCGGTTAATGTTTGAGACGCAATTAGTGATTCTATTCCTTTTGTGATATCAGCAACATCAGCAACAGGCGGTAATGTAGTTGGTTGCTCTGCTTTTGTAAGTTCTCTTTCTATTGCTTTTGCTTCTGCAACGATAGCTTCTTCTTCTGCTAGTCCGGACTCCCATACTTGTTTTGCTTGTGCTATTCTAACATCGCCCTTAGGATATTGAGCAGTTGCCGCATTAAACGCTTGTCGGGCTACACTTGTTTTTTGTTTCTTTGTATTCAACAATGTCAGTAGTACGCCAAGAGCCGATCTTTTCTTCGCAAATCTTTCTATATCAGACACAGAACCAGTTGGGAAAATCTCACCTAACACAGCAGGTCTTGGTATAATAGGATTACCTAAGACTGAATTAATTTGACCCGTTATGCCACTTCTGTTAAATGTATTGAATGCGACAGTAGGCAGTTTAATGGTTGATCCGCCACCTGAAGTCAATGATGATAATGCAGATTGTAGTTGTGCTTGTATCCCTGGTGGTAACCCTTTTAAGGCGCCAGATGCTAGTCCACCAAGGGCGGCACCACCAGGTATTTTTGGTAGTGCAAGAGAACCATTGAATGCACTTGTTGCTAAATCAGTAGCGGTCTTCGTTAACGCACCAATGGATTTAGAGACAAGATTTGAAGCGCCTTTAGTATTGTTTACAACTGATGATGCTGTTGCTGATCCGCCAGGCAAACTACTCATCCCGGTAGCAACAGCAGACGATGCGGCCGACTGTGCGCCTTGCTGTACTTGTTTTGCCGCGTTTGCTAATCCCCCTGTTTGTGTTAAACTTGTGGCAGACGAAGACAATGAACTAACTGCGTTTGTTGCGGTGGATACAGCAGATGCTGTTGCACCAGAAGTTATGTTTGTACTTAAACTTGCAACTCCACCAGTCACGGACGACACTGATCCTGTTAAACTGTTACCAACTGCACCGGCACCTACTGAACTCGCACTAACTGAAGATCCTTTGTTTTTTAAATTGTCTAATGCTCCTTTGGGATCCACTTCAGTTGCGGCAATTGCAGTTATTGTTTCTGATTCTTTTTTTAACTCGGTTAAGTTTTGTGGCACGCCTGCTTCCATTGGCTTAAATGATTTTTTAATTGCATTAAATCCTGCGGCAGAAACACCTCGTGACAAACTTAATGAATCTTCGTAACCAGGTACAGTTGAAATAGCAGATAATGACTTTGCTACGCCTCCTGTTGCACCAGTGGTAGTCGATGCTAACTGTGCTGAGGCTCCACCTTGTCCGATTTTTTTAAGTACGGCTAATTTGTCGAATGCCATTATGCACCTCCCCCTGGCCTTAGTACATTTAATGTATTAGTCGCTGACTCTTTTAGATTAGAGCCTGCTGAAGCTCCAGCGTTGACAACTCCTGCTAACGAGTTTGGTGCTTCTTTACCTGTAATTGCCCCTGAATTTGTTAGTATTGTTTGTGATTTCTGTAAGACGTTTGTAACACCGTGTGCTTGTGCTGTATTTGATGCTACTAATGTATCAAGTGATTTTGCACCAAACTTTCCAGTAAAAGCTGAACTCGGCATTGCTTGTGATGCTGTTTTTCCAGCACTAATCAAATTGTTAACCATTGTTTCAGAACCAGGTTTCAAAATTCCGGCTTGTGATAACTGACTTGGGGTTTGACCGAATGCTCCAACCGTAACACTTTTTGCGCCAGTAATAGCATCGGATACAATCGATGTTCCTGTTACTCCGGCGGCCGCTCCTGAGCCAGATGCGACATCTGTTGCTATTCCAGCAAGTAAGGTAGTTGTCGTGTTCTTGTCTAGTGATTTACTTGCAGACGATACTTCTGGCACCGATGCTGTTGTTGCGTTAGATACTCCGACTGGATCGCTTTCAGCACCTTGAATATTTGCCGCAGTCAAGTTGTCACTTGGTACAGCAGGCAATGCATCAGCTCCATCTAAATTAATTTCAACATCAACTCCCTGGCCAGCCGCTAACCACGGTGCATGAGCCGGAGCCCTTGATGTGATACTTAGTAATTTGCCGGGTGCCGCCGACCACCCTGTTTGTTTATCAAACAATGTTTCTGGGTGTGCTGTTATATCTATTGGCTCAACTACGACAGGCGTTGTCGGGCTTGATCCAGAATTTAATTGAACTTTGCTACCTTCAATAAACGTTTCTCCCGCACTTTTAACAGAGGCCGGACCTGTAGATTCTATTGATGCGGCTCCATCGGCCTTGACTAATACATTAGCAAGAGAGTACAATTTGTAGTCCGCGCCAACTCGGTGAGTTGTTTCTTTTTCTGAATTAAAATGTAAGTTTTCAGTAGCATTGATATTAATATCTTTGCCATGAATATTTAAATTATTATCTGCATGTAGATTTAAGTCACCTTGTGTTCGTAGATTAATAGAATTAGACCCATAGATATCAACTGTTCCTTCTTTGCCTAATTCTATATACGATTGTCCGTTAGAATGCAAGATCATCAATACTTGACCGTCATCACTCATTAGAATTTGATGGCCTAACGCAGTTCTGAATCTAATTAATTGATCTCGTCCTATGATGTCTCCATCATCCATAACGATTGAATGTCCACCACGTCTAGCAACAACTTGCAATGTTTCTGGCTTGTCTGGGTTTAGATTTTGTGCAATGTCTTCGTCTGTAAAGCCACCTGAGTAGATAGGTCTTCCTGGACTGCTTACACCCCAGCCTACTCTACTTGCTGATTCTCTTGTTGCACTAGAGCCGATCGGTCCTCTAATCCTATCTCGTAATATACCCTGCTGTTGCATCATGGCCGCTGTGTAACTATGAACTGGCTTAGGGGCAGTTAAGTAATTTACTCCGTCTGCAACGGATTTGTCGTTTGTGTTGATACTCGCTACAGGTAGTACAGTTGCACCACCATAAGATTGTGCCTCGCCTTCGTTTAGAACAATATTATCTGAGGAACCAATTGCAGGCACCATATTTAAGTATTCAGGTCTAGCAACCATACCAAGATAGAAGCCATAGTTAGGATCGCCGTTGACAAAAACAACAAGCACTTCTGATCCTATATCAGGAGGAGAGTTCCATTGTCCGTATGCACTTGGGTTAGATTCATACTTACCTAGATCCTTGTTGCCTGCTGTTCCGGCGACAGAACCAAAGAAACTACTAAGTCTATTAACAGTTATCCAAGACCCACTATCTTGTGCATCTTGCCTTAAAGAATTACTAGGAAATACGTCAAGTCTGCCTGCATTCGTAGGGTCAATATTACTCATCACAGTACATAGCAATGCGGTCTCAATGACTGCCGCTTGGCCTGCACCGGGTTTGCTCCTTTTTAATTGCCCTTTAGGTTTGTATACGTTACGTGGCATTAGTCTCCCCTACCATCTTCATCAATCGTTACTGTGCCTGACGGATTGTTATCATCGTCTGCTGTTCCACTACCGGACAAACCATTTGTTACCTGAACTGCGGCCGCTGTCGGCTGGCCAGGTTCCGGGAGCATGCCTTGGCTGCCAACAGTTGCATCGGCGCCGGTGATAGTAGGAGTTACAATTGGGTCCTCCTGTTTTTCTCTATTGTCGCCGGCTGCGGTCTTGGCACTGTCAGAGTTAGGGAATGTATTAATAACCAACTCTAAATTTTGTGTAAACGTTCCGCTTTTAAAATTGCTTTTAATGATAGTGACTTGATAACTCACGCCTTCAACTATATCAGCAATATTTTCTGGATACTCCCAAAACAATATATTATCGTTTAAGTCTAGTACACCAGTGCCTTCATCATAGTCTACTGCTTCTTTAAAGTTAATCTCTATAAACACTTGCCCGCCATTGGCATTTACATTGAAACCAGTTGTCCCATAAAATCTATTATATACATCTTCTATACTACTAGTTTGATCTTGCACAATAAAATCAGGGTCACCTAAAATTGTAATTTGTGCCTTGCCATAATCGGCAGGACTGTATAAACTAGTAGTGTAAGCATTTTGTGCTTCATTGCCTTTGCCGAGTTTTCCTAGTTTAGGACCGTCTTGATATTGTCCTGCTTGACTAGCAACATCAGTGTCGCCACCTGTCGCCACAGTAGCATCATTTTTTGCGTTGGCTTCGGCTATTGTTTGTCCTAACACTACATTATAATATAGGTTGTCTAATTGTTGTTCATATTTTAATACTTCAGAGTTTTTTCCTGTGTACCAATAATCATATCGTTTGTGTGGTCCGTAATAATTCATACCTGGGTTTACATAATCTGAGGTTATAACAGGGGTTTGATATGTTTCAAACACATATTTTGTGTGGTATGACCAGTCTGCTCTTATTGGATCCCATACTGCTTTAGATAATTCTGCTGTCACATGGTACCACCCTACTGCGGCTTGACCGCCTGGCGGGTTCCCTTTGTTATCTTTTTTGTCTTTGTCTGGAGTAAGTGATGTGGTATACAAAGTTGTCATGGCGTCACGTAAATATGTACTTTGTTTAACCAGATCGTCAAATATTTCTAATAGTGCTGAATCAGTGGCGTAAGTGATTAAACGTTTAGTGCTGTCAGGAACAGATTTAACTTCTGTTGCAATTGTTGCGTCTTGTGAGTTCTTTGCGTTTGTTCCCTTCCATTTAAATTTGTCAACATCTTCTGGTGTGACTAGTTTTGCCGTTTTTAATCTGTCAGCACCTTCCCCAATAAACACAGCCTCAAACGTATTTGGATTTGAAAGTATTGCGTTATCTTTGAGTATTTGTTGCTGATTATTTAATTGTTTCGTTAAATCAGCCATTGCTTCTTCAATAGTTTCTGCTGTAATTCTTATGTCAAACGGAATTCTGCCTCGTTTGACACCAAAAGACATTGTGGGTGCGATTGCCCTAGCTTCGACTTTGTAAGTAACAATTTTACCATCAATTTTAAAATCGATACCAGAGATCATTATGTCATGGTATGTTTGAAACAACGAATTTCCCTTTGACCCAGACGTATCTATTAGAGTATCATCAATCTTCATATCACCGGATACAGGGGTACCATTAATATCATAGCCGAGAAAAGCAACACCCAAGATGAAAAATTGCTTAGACGGATTACGTAATGTTCCTTTAGAATAACCAAGATCGGAAGAGTATGCTTGTAGTGCTTCTGATGCATCTTTTAATTTAGTAATGAACGAAAATCCATATGGTTCAGTGATAGTGAATGACAGTTCTGCTATGTTTGTTGCTGTGCCGTCCGCTTGGCCTGAAACCATTTGAGAGATTTCTAAGTTATCTATGTAATAATCAAACTCAAACCCTGGTGCTCGTCGGGAGTTGTTGTTATTTACGCCTCCGCTCTGTGCTACAAGAAGTGCGCCGCCTGCACCATCTGTTTGTAATGCTTCGACATTAGTTCTTCCTGATGCGGTGAATGCATCGTATGCATCTGGTGTAATCATATACAAACTTACTTGATAGTTATATGATGCGAGTGATGCTAACGGATTCTTTAATCGTCTACCCGGGGCAGATGCTGAACCTGTGTTAGCATTAGATTGTGCGTTACCAGAGCCACCAATGTTTTTTGATGCTGTTGTATTAGTCCCGGCAGTTTGATCAACTGTGCCTTGTTGAGCCGTGTTTAATGGAGACCCAGGGTTACTTCCTGCACTTAGGCTGCCATCATCATTTACTTGATTTTGATTTACTGGCATTATATTCCTAGTACTCTACGCAATGTATCCAGGCGAGGTATAAAAATCTTTGTATTAGTTGTGAAATTAAAATAAGGATCAGGTCCCAATTGATTGGGGTTTCTAGCCGCAAATACCCACCACAACTTAGGGTCATTATACAAATCATTTGCTAATATATCAGGTCTGAATTCATACTTCGCTGTAATAATAAACTCAACATCTGATGTATCCCTAGGAATAGGTCTATTAACCATCACATCTAGGAATTGTTTATTAAAAACACCTGTTTGAAAATAAGGACTTGTTCTGGGATATATACCGTTGTTAGCCATTACCAAATACCCCCACCAGTACGTTTATTGCCTTGATTTAATCTTCCTTGAGCATACTCTCTAAGACTAAAGTTGCTACTAATTTCATTTCTGCTAACAATCGGAATACATTGAATCGACATTGTTATTTTTGTAGGTACAAATGTACTTTCAGTTGATTGTGCTGTTCTAAAGGTTGGTCCTGGGGACGTACCACCTGGGGCAATTTGTCCGCCTACTAAATTTTGTGGAGCACTAGAGTTGTCATCTACTGTATTTGTTGCTCTTATGTAGTCAACATCGTTTGGCAAGTTATAAGTAAAGTTTGTTATTGCTAACGGGTGTCCTTCAAACTGAAATGCTCCCATACCATATAAGAACGCTAACGGGGGAGGAGTTCCATTCTTTGGATTCTCGTCTTGTCCATAAAACATTTTAGTCATTGATCTGAAGAAGTGAATACATGCTAGTAGATAATTTGCTTCTTTCGTGTCTTGTGCTGTGAAAGTACAGCCAATCATTACTGTATCGACTGAACTACTTGTGTATTGATTTATTTTAAAATTCGAATGCGTAGGTGATGTGCTATCATACGTTGCCGCATAAGTGACGTTAACAGTAGGCGTATACGGAAATATAACTCCATCTGTATCTATCAGCGGGGCTAAAATGCCAGCCCCAGCAGGATTTTTATACAAATATTCTGACTGTGGACCCAAACTAAGTCTGACTCTCCAATCTTTGCCTTGTGGCACTGCTAATTCTGCTGACGTAGGGTTAGATACATTCATTCTGTGCCTCCGCCATCCGGATACTGTTGTGTCGGCATTATGTGTTCCTCTTGATGTTTATCATAGCCATATTTTCCCTTGTATAAATAGCAGTCTACATGATATATTTATCGCAGTTAAAAACCGCTTAATTTTACCCGTATTAGTTGCTTGTTTAAAGCACAACATGTATAATACAGGTTAACAAAAGGAGTTTCAATGCCTATACCACAGAAAAAACCAGTCAATTATTTAAACAACAAAGATATTTTGAAAGAAATTCACAAGAGCAAAACATCTTATTGCTCCTTTACCAAGAACGAGTATCACCAATACGATGGTATCATTGATTGTCCAGACATGTCACTAGAAAAAAGTCTAGCATTCGCAATTAAACCTACGCAAATCAAAGAAGCAAAGTTGATGAAGTCACTTAGACTATCAGCAGAGCAAGGATTGACAGGTCAACGCAAAATCGACCCTAAAACAATCGAAACAGATGGTTTAATCTTTCGGGTAATGACTTGGGACCACATTCCATTGTCGCAAAAACAACCTCGTAAAGTTGTTAAGAAAAAGAAAGCATTCGACATCATTGATTTTGATGAAGCTAATTCATCTGAAGATTCATTTGCTGATTTAGAAGATAAAAAAACAAAAGCATTGGTCGATGATATGGTTCATGCTAAAGTAAACTTTCCCCCGTTTCAACATTATCGTTTAGATACTGACACAATGACTTTAAGTTTGGTTGGCAAATCTCATTGGAAAGGTGGCATGAAGACTGGTTCTTTTACTGCTACCAACGGTGCTTTAACTGACAAACTAGCACGTATGTACATCATGTTGTGTGAAAAGTATGCTATGAAGTACAACTGGCGTGGATACACTTACAACGATGAGATGCGTAACTCTGCTATCTTGCAGTTGACTTATGTAGGCTTACGATTCAATGAAGCAAAGTCTGCTAACCCTTTCGCATATTATACTGCGGCAATCACTAACAGTTTCTGT